TCAAGTATGGGATGGAGTATATCAAATAGTCTTATTACATAAATATAAATATGATAGTTATAAATGCAGTAACTCAAGAAACGTGGTGGATAACTTACAACGCAGATAAGTCTATAGTTCATTATGGTCACTCGACAATAGGTGAAGCCATAGCTAGTGGCCAGCCTTTAAGTGATCCGTTATATTACAATGAAGCAGACTGGATAGCAAGATTAGCAGAACTAGGTATTACACCTGATACACCACCTGAATAAAATAAAAATGGCAGAAATTAATAGCATAATATTTCCAAACCCTCCTTTATATTGGATTGGATGGGAAGATAACACTGAGTCAGCTGTTCAAGGATATGGTCTTGTTACAACTGAAGAACGATTAGACACAATATATCATATCACTAGTTATGTAGATGAAGTTGTATGGAAAAGTGTTTTATTGCAACATGGTATTGATCCAGATCCAGACGAGGAAGAAGAATAAATGTAAAAAATTGTTATGAGTGGTAATATTCCTATAGATAACCCCGCTATCAGAACTTATTGGATAGCTTATGAAAACTCAATGAAGGAAGTAGTTGAAGGTTATGGATTTGTAGATCCTCAACAAAAGCTTTTGTCTAAATGGTTTATTGATGAAACCATAGACGAAGACGAATGGTTGGCTGAACTTGCTACACATGGTATAGTTCCAGATCCACCAGAATAAAATAAATATAATTAAATTAAATTAAATGGAAAATAAAATAACAAAAGAAGAACTTAAGCAAGCTTCAAAACAACAAGAAGATCTTCAAAAAGTAATATTAGATATTGGCGTTATTGAAACTAAAAAACACGCAATGCTACATAAAATAGCAGATATAAATACTGAAATTGAAGAACTTAAAAAAGTATTAGAAGAAAAATATGGCCACGTTAATATAAATCTTGAAGATGGCACTTACACACCTGTAGAAAATGAAGAAGATAAGAAAGATTAGTATAGGTGCTGATTATAAAAACGAAGCCATGCATTATTCTCTAGGTCAAGAAGTATATGGAGGACACATTATAAATGATATATTATTTGAAAACAAAGATGAATCATATAACATTTATATAACCAAAAATAAAGAAGTACTTCCTTGGAAAAAATTTAATCGTAATATGGCTATTTCTGTTGAATACGATTTAAATTATTAATGAAAAGTTTATACCAATTTATAATTAAACCCTTAAATAATAGGTATGATAATATACGAAAAGTTAATGATAATGAACTTATTATTAATACTAGTATTGAAGATCATAGGTTTGTTAGTAAAAAAGCTAAAGTAATATCAATACCTAAAGCTTATAAAACTAAAATCAAGCAAGGTGATGAGGTTTATGTACATCATAATATATTTAGAAGGTATTATGATATGAAAGGTAGAGAGAAAAATTCTTCTACTTTTTTTAAAGATAATTTATATTTTGCTTATCCAGAGCAAATATATATGTACAATAATAAATCTCATTTAAATTATTGCTTTGTAAAACCATTATTAAATAAAAACTATTTAAGCATTAATAAAGAACAAAACCATATTGGTATATTAAAATATGGGAATAATGTCTTAGATGCTCTTAAAATAAAACCTGGGATGCTTATTACATTTACGCCAAATTCAGAGTTTGAATTTATAATAGGTGATGAGCGACTTTATTGTATGAAATCAAATGATATAGCTTTAATCCATGAATACAAAGGAAACGAGAAAGAATATAATCCGAGCTGGGCGAAAAGCAGTTGACGAGTTAATTAAAGTAGCTGAAGAAGAAATTATAAACGAAGGTAATGATGATCTTGCAGCTGATAGATTAAAAAACGCGGCAGCTACAAAAAAGCTTTGTATAATGGATGCTTTTGAAATACTACAGCGTATTGAGGAAGAAGAAAATGTTTTAAAAGGTATTGATAATCCTAAAGAAACAAAATCTTTTAAAGGCTTTGCGGAAGGGAGAAGTAAATGATTTACAAACAAACCCTTTGGAAAGAAGTTAAAGATATTATAAATCCTAAGATATTAGCTAAAAACAATAGGTTTAAAAAATGGGAGTATGGATACAACTCTGATTATGATTTTATAGTAATAAGTAAAACAGGTAAAATTGGACAAATCATTGAAATACAAAATCTCAGGATTGCTTTACCAACAGCAGATGAACCGTTTAAACGAAGCAAAAACAAAAAGGAACAATACTGGCAGCAGTTTGAATATCCAAAAGAATTACAAAAAATAAAAACAAGATTTGACTGGGAAGAATATTCTGTAGAGTTTAAAGAAAAATGGTATGACTATATTGATCAAGAATTTAAACGTAGAGAAGAAGGTTTTCATTTCTTCAATAACGGCAGTCCTATATATATTACTGGTACTCATTACATGTACTTGCAATGGTCAAAGATCGACGTTGGAGCACCAGATTTTAGAGAAGCAAATAGACTCTTCTTTATATTTTGGGAAGCATGTAAAGCCGATACAAGATGCTACGGTATGTGCTACCTTAAAAACAGAAGATCTGGATTCAGCTTTATGTCAAGTGCGGAACTTGTTAACCAAGCTACAATATCTTCCGATTCTAGATTCGGCATATTGTCCAAGTCTGGTGCCGATGCCAAAAAAATGTTCACAGATAAAGTTGTCCCAATATCCGTTAACTACCCGTTCTTCTTTAAACCTATTCAAGACGGGATGGACAGGCCGAAAACTGAACTGGCATATAGAGTTCCGGCCGCGAAGCTTACTCGTAGAAAGCTCCAGGAAAATATTAAAGAATTAGAATTAGAAGGATTAGATACAACTATTGATTGGAAAAATACTGGTGATAACTCTTATGACGGTGAAAAGCTAAAACTATTAGCTCATGACGAAAGTGGTAAATGGGAAAGACCTGATAATATATTAAATAACTGGAGAGTTACAAAAACTACACTACGTTTAGGTTCAAGAGTCGTAGGTAAATGTATGATGGGCTCTACTTCAAACTCTTTAGATAAAGGTGGGGAAAACTTCAAAAAACTTTACTACAATAGTGACGTTACTAAAAGAAATAGAAACGGACAAACATCTTCTGGGCTCTATAGCTTGTTCATACCTATGGAGTGGAACTACGAAGGATTCATGGATACTTATGGATTACCTGTCTTCATTAGAGGTAAAAATCCAGTCAAAGGAATTGATGGTTACGAAATTACAACAGGAGTTATTGAACACTGGGAAAACGAAGTTGATGGACTCAAAAGTGATCAAGACAGTTTAAATGAATATTACAGACAGTTTCCAAGAACTGAAGCTCACGCATTTAGAGATGAAGCAAAACAAAGTCTGTTTAATTTAACTAAAATATACGAGCAAATAGACTATAATGATAGTTTAAATAATGCCGCAAACTTAACACAAGGTAGTTTTAACTGGATAAATGGAGTTAAAGATACTAGTGTTATGTTTTACCCAAATAATGAAGGTAGATTTAAAATAAGTTGGGTACCACCTAAAAATCTACAAAATCGAGTGATTATAAAAAATGGAATTAAATATCCTGGTAACGAGCACGTTGGAGCTTTTGGCTGTGATAGTTACGACATCAGCGGTACTGTTGATGGTAAAGGGTCTAATGGATCATTACACGGACTAACAAAGTTCTCTATGGAAGATGCTCCTAATAATCATTTCTTCTTAGAATATATAGCTAGACCACAAACAGCTGAAATATTTTTTGAAGATGTTCTTATGGCTTTAGTATTTTATGGCATGCCTATTCTTGCTGAAAATAACAAACCAAGATTATTGTATTATTTAAAGCGTAGAGGTTATAGAGGTTTTTCTATGAATCGACCAGACAAGCTTATAAATAAATTATCTGTAACAGAGAGAGAAATAGGTGGAATACCTAACTCAAGTGAAGATATTAAACAAGCACACGCTGCAGCAGTTGAAAGTTATATAGAAGGTTTTGTAGGTGCTAAAGAAAATAACTACGGTGATATGTATCATCAAAAAACACTGGAAGATTGGGCAACTTTTAATATAAATAATAGAACTAAACATGATGCAACCATTAGTTCTGGACTTGCTATAATGGCTTGTAATAAAAATTTATATAGACCAGTTCCACAAAGAAATATTAACAAAATAAATCTTGGTATTAGAACTTATGATAATACCGGTGCAATATCAAAAATTAATTAATATATATGCAAGCTACCACTACATATAGTACATTTCCAAATCAGGTCGTACCTGCAGCAGAGAAAGCTACTTACGAGTATGGGTTGAAAGTTGCGAGAGCTATTGAAGGTGAATGGTTTAGGAATTCACAAGGTGTTGGTTATAGATATATGACTAACTATAATAATTTTCATAATTTAAGACTTTATGCTAGAGCTGAACAGCCAGTACAAAAATATAAAGATGAACTAGCTATAAACGGTGACTTAAGCTATTTAAATCTAGACTGGAAACCTGTACCTATTATTCCTAAGTTTGTAGATATAGTTGTTAACGGTATGTCTCAAAGATCTTATGAGGTTAAAGCTATGGCTCAAGATCCTGTTTCACTAAGAAAAAGAACTCAGTACGCTCAGCGTATTATGATGGATATTGAAGCTAAGAAGTTTAATGAAATGGTAATGCAACAGTTTGGTATAGATTTATCTGAATCAACTGCTAAAAACACGCCTGAAACTTTAGATGATATTCCAGCACATATGCAAATGGATTACAAACAATCTATAGAAGTTGCAGAAGAAGAACTTATACAACAAGTATTAGATAAAAATAAATATCATTTAATTAGAAAAAGATTAAATTACGATTTAACTGTATTAGGTATATCTTGCGTAAAAACATCTTGGAATCCAGCTGAAGGTATCGTTATTGATTATGTAGACCCAGCTAATATCGTTTATTCTTATACTAACGATCCTAATTTTGAAGATGTATATTATGTAGGTGAAGTTAAAAACGTTCCTATAGTAGAACTTAAAAAACAATTCCCAAGCTTAACTCCAGAGCAAGTTAAAAAACTACAGAACTATACAGGCAATACAGCTTATTCTCCTAACTTTAATGGTAGGTATGATCAGAATACTGTTCAAGTATTATATTTTGAATGGAAAAGTTATATAGATCAAGTATTTAAAATAAAGACTACTGCTACAGGGTTAGAAAAAACTATAGAGAAAGAAGATACATTTTTAGAAGTTAAAGAAACAGATAACTTTAAAAAAGCTTCTAGATCAATTGAGACATTATATAGCGGAGCTAAAGTACTAGGTATGGAAGAAATGCTTGACTGGCGTTTAGCAGAAAATATGACAAGACCATATGCTGATACAAGTAAAGTAAATCTTAGCTATACTATAACAGCTCCACGCATGTATCAAGGTAGAATAGAAAGTTTAGTAAGTAGAATCACTGGTTTTGCTGATA